TTATCCAAGTCTCGTGTGCTGACGCTCTTAGCCAGGAGCTATCAGAGTATTTCGCTTTTTTCGTTCCAGGGAATAAGTTCCAGCCTATGTTCAAGAGTGGAATGTGGGATGGTCGGATACGTCTGTTTAATCGTCGCTACTCTACTCTACCTTTTGGCTTGTGTGGTCATCTCCAAAAATTTGCTACAGACCGTCAATACACTATTCTGTTTGACGACGCCGTTCTCCTAACAACAAACTTTTCGTTGGCAGAGGCGCAGACCTTCGCCGACTCACTCAAACTGCCCTTCGCCCCACACGATTATCAGATCGAAGCGTTTGCGCGAGCCATTCGCAATCGTCGGATTCTCATTCAGAGCCCCACGGCGAGTGGGAAGTCGCTTATCATGTATATGATTGTGCGGCAACTACACATGAGCCATATCAAGGGCCTCATCATTGTGCCCACCACGAACCTTGTCGAACAACTGTTCAAGGATTTCAAGTCGTATGGGTGGGATAGTGATAAGTTCGTGCACCGGCTCTATGCCGGTAAAGAAAAGCATGTGGGTCACTTCCTCACCGTGTCCACATGGCAAACACTGAATAACCAACCACCCGAATACTTGAAGCAGTTTGATTTCGTGATTGGGGATGAAGCGCACCAATATAAAGCCAAACAAATGGGTCAAATTCTCTCCAACCTCACGAATGCTGATGTGCGGGTCGGAACTACAGGCACACTAGATGGCACCAAGACCCATCAACTTGTGCTGGAAGGTCACTTCGGCCCCGTGTTTGTTGCTGCTACCTCCAAGGAACTGATGGATGATGGGAAGATGTCCCCATTGAAAATCAAATGCCTGGTGCTCAAATATCCTGTCGCGGTCTGCCAAGCACTTCGGAAGTCCACGTACCAGGAAGAATATGAAGCAGTTACCGGGTACCTCCCACGAGCGAAGTTTGTTCGCAACCTAACATTATCCTTGGAAGGCAACACACTTGTCCTTTTTCAATTAGTCAAGAAGCACGGCCAACCAATGTTTGAAAGCATTCGTGACGGTGCGGTCAAAGGTAGATCGGTATTCTTCATACATGGTGGTACCGAAACACTAGACCGAGAAGAGATTCGGCGTATTACCGAATTGAGCAATAACGCAATCATTGTCGCTTCGTATGGCACGTTTAGTACCGGGATCAACATTAAGAACCTCCACAACGTCATATTTGCCGCTCCGTCAAAGTCACGCATTAGGAACCTCCAATCTATCGGTAGAGGACTGCGAAAAGCTGAGGGGAAAACCCATGTGACCCTCTTTGATATCGTAGATGACCTGCGAATCGGTAAGCACGATAATTTCCTCTTGACTCACTTCGTTTTTCGTGCTACAATATACAACGCTGAGAAATTCCCTTTCAAACAATATCTGATTGATCTCAAATGACCAACACAAAAACCCTCATGATGCTGATGGAACGCGGCGAAATCATCATCTCTGATGTGCTATATAATACCGAAAGCGTGGGCGTCATGACACTTATCAACCCCGCGGTTGTAATTCACGAACGCCCCCACAATGGAGTCCTGGGGTTCATGTTGACGCCGTGGATTCCCACCGAACTGTTGGTGAATTCACGTATTGATGTGATTGTCTCCATCCTCAAAGGCACCATGGTCCCCTCAGCCGAACTGTTGAGTTTCTATAAGGCTTGGGCGACCACCGAAAAGGATAAATGGAAACACTTCGGTAAGGAATTTTGTCAACAAGTGACCGATATTGAGAAAATGCTCGTTGAACAATACACCGAGGCGAAACTTCGGAGAGCAGTCAACAAAGCGGCTGCACCCGAAGAAGGGAACAACGAATTACTTCTGGCCCTTTTCGAGGATGATACTAACTGGGGCAATCCAAAAATTACACACTAAGGAGCTACATGGCCACAGCGCATTATGTCAGCAACAAGGATTTGTTAGCCGCACTTATTGAGCATCGCAATGCTGTCAAAGCCTCCAAAAAAGCGAAGCAACCCCCACCGGAGTTGAGTCACTATATCGGCATGTGCTTTCCCAAGATCGCCGAGCATCTGTCTCGTAAACCCAATTTCATGTCCTACACCTTCAGGGAAGACATGATTTCTGATGCTGTGGAGAATTGTATTCAATATGTTCATAACTTTGACCCCAAGATATCCACTAATCCGTTCGCGTACTTCACTCAAATCATCTATTGGGCATTTTTGCGCCGAATCAGCAAGGAAAAGAAGCAACTCTATGTGAAGTATAAAGCCACTGAGCAACTGGGGCTTCTCCACCAATCCGCGATGCACGATCTAGAAAGCATTGGGCAGGATCGTGGACGTTCCTTTCAAGTTTATGAGAATATCTCTGATTTCATCCAGACCTTTGAACAGGGGCGCAAAGCCAAACGGCGTAAGAAAACAAAGGTGATGGCTAGTTCGATTTACGGCACCCTCAAGTTTATAGGAGATAAGTAGATGCCCCTGCATCACATCATACCACGGCACGAATGGAAGAAACGATTCGGTAATCTTGTGGGCGTCAATGCGCCTGACAATCTGGTGGAGTTGACGGTGGAACAACACGCTCATGCCCATGCACTTTGTTTTGAACTTACAGGAAACGAATTTGATCGGCTTGCGTCTTTGAGAATCGCCGGCGCAATTGGGCACGAAGAAGCTATCAGAGCAGCCCAGATACACTCAAACAAGACCAGGACTATCAGTGATGCCCACAGGAAGAATCAGAGCACAGCCATGAAGGGCAGGAAACATACCCCCGAACACAACCAAAGGATCAAAGAAGCGTGTGCAAAAATCCATCAGGGTGATGATAACCCGATGTCACACAAATCAATCGAGAAAAGGAAACAGTCATGCTCATAGCCCTATTAAATGACACTCACTTTGGAGCTAGGGGGGATAGCCAACAGGTCAATGACTTTTTCTTGAAATTCTACAACAACATTTTCTTCCCATACATTGAGAAACACAATATCACTACGCTTGTGCATCTCGGTGATGTGGTGGACCGACGCAAATTCATCAACTATGCCATATGGAATTCCTGGCGCACAAACTTCTTCGATAGGCTCCTTGACATGGGGGTTGATGTCCATATGCTGACGGGAAACCACGACTGCTATTACCGCAACACCAACGAACTTAACGCACTGACTGAGTTGTGCGGAGGTTACAAGAACGTCACGATCTACACTGGGGTGGCGGATAAACAATTTGGTAGTTTGAGTGTGGCAATGGTACCGTGGATAAATTCTGGCAATTATGATGTGTCAATGGAATTTCTTAAAACCACCAAGTCCCCGGTGATTCTCGGTCACTTAGAAATCACAGGCTTCGAAATGGATCAAGGCAACGTGTGTCTCAGTGGGATGAACAAGGCCACCTTTGACCGATTTGATATGGTCCTCACGGGTCACTTTCATCATCGCTCAACCGATGGGGTGATTTCTTATTTGGGAAATCAGGTAGAAATCACATGGGCCGACTACAAAGACCCTCGCGGTTTCCACATTCTCGACACCGAGACACGCGAATTGACCTTCATCGAAAACCCCTATCGTTTATTCCACAAGATATTCTATGATGATTCGACGCAAAATTTTGAATTCTGGAAGCGACATGACTTCCAAGCTTACTCCAATGCCTATGTCAAGGTCGTGGTCACCCGCAAGCAAAATCCCTATCTCTTCGACACCGTGCTGGACTCACTCTACAAGGCCGTGCCGTTGGATGTCACCGTGGTTGAGGATTACACGGAGTCTGCGTTAGATGCCACCCAGGGTATTGGAGTCGATCAGGCTGAGGATACGGTGACGATTATTCGTAAATGTGTGGATGGGATGTCAATGCCAGGTGGCGTGGACCCCGAAGTCCTCAAAGGACGCTTACAGGAATTATATGTCGAAGCGGTGAATTCAGAAACGGCGATGCAATAGATGTTAAATTTCAAAAGCCTCCGTTGGCGGAACCTATTATCAACGGGTAACTACTGGTCAGAAATTCATCTTGATAAGTTCCAGAACAACCTTGTGGTTGGAGAGAATGGATCAGGCAAGTCCACCATGCTGGACGCTCTGTGTCTGTGTCTCTATAACAAGCCCTTCAGGGACATCAACAAGGGCTCACTTATGAATTCCATCAACATGAAGGAAGCGTCGGTGGAAGTGGAATTCACCGCCGATCGTCGTGAATATAAGATCGTGCGGGGAATCAAGCCTGATGTGTTCGAGATCTACCGAGATGGGGCGCTGCTCGACCAAACCTCTTCGGGAGATTATCAGGAACAACTGGAAAAGTTTATCCTGAAGTTGAATTTTAAGTCCTTCACTCAGATCGTTATTCTAGGATCGGCCAGCTTTACCCCCTTCATGCAACTCAGGGCTAGTGATCGTCGTGAAGTCATTGAGGATTTGCTCGACATTCAAATTTTTTCCCGCATGAACAAGCTGGTGAAGGCTAAACAATCGACCTTGACACTCGACCGTAATGCGAACAGACTCTTGATCGATGGTTCAGCCGAGAAGATTGTAATGCAGGAACGGTACATCACCGAAGCCATGCAGGATGCCACAGTGAGAATTAAAGAGCATGAACAGGAACTCGCGCTGAATCGAACCGAAATCAACCGACTGTTGAAGGATATCGACCACCAATCGACAGCGATTGTGGCCCTGAATTCTAAGATCATCGACAAGAACAAGGTGATGCTGGCGGCAAAAAAAGTCACGCAATTAGAGGCACAAATCGAACAGGTACTCGGCAAACATAGGAAGGCGCGGAACTTCTACGAAGTAGAACAAAACTGTCCTACCTGTCGCCAGGATATCGACAAAGGGTTCACCGCAAAGCAATTAGAAGACCTCCGTGTGAAAATTGTGGAGTGTGAAGACGGACTCTTACAACTTGAAAAGAAATTCCTCGACTCACAAAAGAGGTTGGCAGAAATCGCCGAAGTGGAACAAGAGATTGCGAATTATGAACTGTTGATTGGGAATGGTCGCGCCTCGGTCTCGCAATTGGAGCGTTTCAATACTAAGTTGACAGTGAAAATCGAAGAATGTAAAACTCAGCATCATTCAACGGGGCGGGAGCAGGAGCGATTAACAGAACTTCAAACACTTCAGGAAAAACTAGAGGAGGATAAGAAGTCGTTGATTAGCGAAGCGGCGTACCTCGATGCGGCAGGAATGCTCCTCAGGGACACCGGGATCAAAACGAAAATTATTCGTCAATATCTACCGATCATCAATACTCTTGTGAATAAATACCTTGCGAGCATGGACTTCTTTGTGAACTTCAATTTGGACGAGACTTTCAAGGAAACGATCAAGTCGCGGCACCGGGATGAATTCACCTATCATTCTTTCTCTGAGGGGGAAAAACAGCGTATTGACATGGCCCTGGTCCTCACATGGAGGGCCGTGGCAAAACTGAAAAATTCTGCCGACACCAATCTGTTGATCTTGGATGAAATTTTCGATTCCAGCTTGGACAACACAGGTACAGAAGAACTGATGAAGATACTCCATAACTTAGAAGCCACCAATGTTTTCGTGATATCACATAGAGGAGATATTTTACAAGACAAGTTTCAGAATGTCGTCAAATTCGCCAAGCAACAGAATTTTTCACGCATTGTCACATAACGAGGTACCCCATGAATGTTTCAGAACAAATTGCTACACCGTTCACCCCGACCCCGGTCGCGCCAAAGGAATTCGTCTACCAAACCACGGCACCGACGCCTATCGTCAAGAAGCCGGCGGAATTGCTGCCGTTATATAACGACAAGAATCCCATGCTCAAGCTCAAACAACCAGAGTTTGATATCAA